TCAAGAAGATTTCGGGTTGATTCCGCCGTTTAAGATCCACGCTTCCACCTCCGACAGCAGGTATTGTTTGGGGTGGGTGCGTATCGGTTTTGGAAAATTATAACGCTCGGTATATTTCCATATAGTCATACGCGATGAGATGCGCATCATCTGCATCACTTCTTTCTCGGTTATCATTTCAATGCTGGCCACTAACCACCTCCTACGGCCTACTGGCCTGTTTTTTCATGGCATCGAGCAGGATATCCTGCACTGTACGTTTTGAATTGCGCCGTTCCATCACCATTTCATCCATACTGCTGGCGGCGATAATGTGGTGTATGAATACCGGGCGGTTGTGTCCGGCCTGGATCTGCCGGGTTGGCCCGATACGTTCGATAATTTGCTGGTACTGCTCCAGGTCCCACCAGTGCGAGAAAAACACCAGTATGTTGCCGCCGTCCTGCATATTCAGGCCGTGGCCTGCGCTGGCTGGGTGAGCGAACAGTACCGGTATTTTCCCGGCGTTCCAGTCGCGTAGCGTCTGCGGATCCTGGTCAAGATGGCGGCCGCGTGGGAACGCTTTAAGTAACCGCTCGAGGTCGTGTTTCCAGTGGTAGGCAACCAGCACCGGCGCGCCAGCTGCTTCGGTGAGTATGCTGTCCAGCGCCTGCAGCTTTGCGTCGTGCAACTCCGCCCAGCTCCCCGCGTCGTCGGTGTACACCGCGCCGCTGGCAATTTGCAGGCACTTAACGGTTTTGGCCGCCGCGTTTGGCGCTTCGATGCCTTCGCCGTTCAGCTCGAGGAACATTTCTTTTTCCATCTCGCGATACTGCTGGCGTGCCTTCGGCGGCATGTCCACGCGGATCACATTATGGATTGGCTCTTTGATATCGAACCAGTCGGCGGCGTCGAGCGAGATAGTCACATCGGCGAGTGCGCGCTGTATTTCGTCCTGCGAATGCGCGAACGGCTCCAGCTTTGTCCAGCTCTGGCCGGGAAATTGTATCGAGTTAAACCAGCGGGAGGTAAACGCGCCGTACGTGCGCCCGAGGCGTTGCCCCTGATCAACGAACCACGCTTGCCCCCACAAATCAACCAGGCCATTCGGCGCTGGTGTACCGGTAAGGTTCATCCAGCGGCGCACGTGCTTATGCGCCACTTTACCGAGTGCTGCAGCTCGCTTACCCCCGCCGCGCAGCCGGAACGATTTTAGCCGGGTGCTCTCATCCGGGATGACGGTACCGAACGGCCAGCGACCGCCGAGCTCTTCAACCAGCCACGCCAGATTGTCGTAGTTGATGGTGAACACGCTGGCGTTGCTGTTTGCCAGCGCTGCAGCGCGCGCTTTGGCGGTACCGACAACGGGCTGCACCTCGATATTGCGCAGGTGGCCCCACTTTACAGCCTCATCCGGCCAGGTGCTGGCCGCCACGCGCAGCGGCGCGAGGACCAGCGCCGGCTGGGTTTCCGCGCCGCACATGAAGAGATCTTCCAGCGCGGTCAGCGTCGCCACCGTTTTGCCCATACCCATACCCGCCCAGATGTTGCAGCGCTCTATATTAATTTCGTGGTTAATGATGAGATCTTGATATACTCTGGGTTTAAACTCTTTAAAGTTATTCGTCATAATTGTGGCCTTACGTGCTGGGCGATACGCAGGGGGAAAAATGGATATATGGGAGAAGAGTAAGTTTTTTATTTTTGTATTGTTTGTCATGCCCGGCTTCATAAGTATGAAGGTTTATGATGTATTTCAGTCAAGACCCGGGCAGGATTATTCAAAAACGTTAATAGATGTAATTGCTTATAGTTGCGTTAATTACGCTTTGCTATTAGTGCCTATTTATTACGTAGAAACATCTAATTTAATGCTAAAACATCCAGTTTGGTATTACTTCTTTTACTTGTTTACCTTTTTTATACTTCCAATAGCATTGCCAGTGTTGTTAATCTATATCAGAACAAGACGTGGGTTCACACGTTTTATGCCCCATCCAACTGGCAGACCTTGGGACTTTTATTTTAAAAAAGCTAAAAAAAGCTGGGTTATCGTAACTCTAAAAAATGGTAAAAAATATGGGGGTAGATATGATTCGGAATCATTTGCCTCAAGCTCTCCTGAGCCAGAGCAAATATATCTTGAGCATCATTGGGCCTTAGATGCCGATGGTGATCTGGATCATAAGTTGAGAGATACGCTTGGAATTATCATTTTGACTAATGAGATTGAGAGTATAGAGTTTATTGAGATTACCAGTACACCTGCGTCTGGTACGTGATGAGATAACGGAGTAATTTATGACAGTTAAAGATAATAAAGGTATTGCCCAAGATGGCTGGCAGCCGCCAAGAACGACTGAAATACCCCGGGCGCCGGTTAACAATGGCTATCAGCCTCCGCGACAAACCCAGCCGAACCAGGTTGAAAATCCGCCACCTAAAAAACGTTAGTATTTTACTGAAGCTAGAGTATCTATCAGTATTTCCTCCAGATCTTTGCTATCAAGCACCACCACGTTAAAGCCCAGTGCGCGTAGCCGTTCGTGCTCGCGCAGCTGGTCGGCGCGTGGTGATTTGCCTGGTGATTTGCATTCCACAAAAACGATACGGCCACCGGGCAGCAGCACGATGCGATCGGGAACCGAACGGCGGCCGGGCGACACGAATTTATAGGCAACCCCGCCGGCGGCTTTCACCGCCGCGGCAAGGTGCTTTTCAATAATGCTCTCGCGTTCGTAGGCCATCAGCTTTTATCCAGAGGGGCATGAATGGGCCCCTCGATCGGTCGGATGGATTCGAGCAGCAAACGCCGGCGCGTACGCTCTGCAAAATGGCGGCGGCCGGTTTCTTTGTGGTAGCACTCATTCTTGCCGACTACCCACATAGTTTTCGTCTCGCTCAGTTTCACGGTCTTCGGTCCGTCGACGGTGATAACGGTCCCGGTATGCGTTTTCACGATTGTCATAACACCTCCGCGATAGTCCACGCCAGCAACGCCCATAAACATACGAGCAGAAACACCAACAGTAATACCAGCTGCAACAAGACCTTACCTCGATAACTCATCGTCCACCGCCTTGCGCCGTTCGCGCATGTTCTGCATCAGGCAGAAATCATTCCGCCGTTCGCTCCATTCCTGATTGAGCTCGTTGCGCGATTCCCGGTTGGCTTTCGCCCAGACCTTCGCCGCGCGGTCGAACTCGCCTGCTTGCTCCAGCTGCACGGCTTCGCGCGCAGACCGGTAATACAGCGGACTGTCTCTGTACTTGAATGCCATAGGGGTCATTCCTTACGGTAATGAAGCGCTTCAAAGCCGCCGGCGTTCAGCGGTATATCGGGCGCCCAGGTGGGGTTAGTGGAGAGCAGGGAAGAAAGCGCGGCGTCGGTGTAGTTGTCGGAGTCCGGCGCTTCGCAAATCACCTCATCGTGCACGGTCAGCACAATGCTGTATCCGGCGTTCTCGATCAGTGGCATGTTCCCGGCCAGAACGTCGCGGGCGGCAGCCTGTGTGACGTTTTCGACCAGCTTTCCGCCGTAGGTTTTGAGCCGTTGCCATTTCCGCGAGTAGGAATTGATCCCCATGTAGGTGATATTTCCTTTCTCAATCGACGGCGACGGGTAGCAGAGTGCGCGCCCGGACGGCAACTGGATACGCAGCCATGCGCCATCGCGGCGCACTTTCATATAGCCGCAATAGAGTGTTTTCTTTGGTGTAGCGATGGCGGCGCGTACGGTGCGTTCGAGCTGGAACCAGAAATCGCAGGTTTCCGGGTGCGCCCGGCGCCACAGGCGCTTAAGCGAATCGCAAGCGATGAATACGCGCTCAGTTAGCCCGTATGTCGCTTTACGCTTCACCGATTCGTCATACCAGCTCTTAGCCTCGCGCTGCACATCGCGCGGGATATTCGGCAGCGCGGCGGTCGCCAGCTCTTCGAGATCGAGGCCGTAGACCAGCGCAAAGGTCAGGAACGCCGCCACGCCACCGCCAAAGCCAAGGCCCAGCTCCATCACTTTGCCGATCTGGCGCTGGTATTTGGTCACGTCTTCGTGCGATATGTTGAAGGCGCGGGCGTAGGCCAGTTTGTAGAGATCGGGCCCGGTGCCTTCGTCATACCGCCGGAAGGCGTCCAGCTTCCACGCCTCACCGGCCAGCCACGCCAGCTTTCGGCCTTCGATGTTCGACAGGTCGGATACGACAAGCTTTTTACCCGCTGGCGCCATAATGCAGCCGCGAAGGGCGGAGCTGGTCAGCTCCATGACGTTATCGAAAAGCAAATCGGCGCAGCCGGATTTAAGCGCCTCAATGCCCTCGTCGATACGTTCCTGCTCGAGCGTCGGGCGGGGCAGGTTCTGGGGCTGGAACAGCCGCCCGGCCCAGCGCCCGGTTCGCGATGCGCCGCAAAACTGCAGCGTACCGCGCAGACGTCCGTCGCTGCTGATACCCTTCATCAGCGATTTGTACTTACTGGTGCTCGTGGTGCTGGCCTGCAGGCGGATAGCCAGCAGCTCTTTCACTGGCGACGGCAGATCAGGGTCGGCAATACGGCGTTCCAGCGTGCTGCGCTGCATATCCGGCAAGTCAACGCCGTACGATTCGACGATGTGCATAATCATCGCATCGCGCTGTGTGGCCGCCTGCACTTCGCCGTCGGTCATTACCTGCGTACGCTTTGCCAGTTGCTTCTGTTCAAGGTCCACGGCTTCGATCGCTGCCTGCGCGAACTGCACATCCATGCAGACGCCTCGGTCGTTGATCTGCTGGTCGCGATGCCACAGCGCCAGCTCAGCGCCCTGATAGTTCCACTTTGGCAGCCGCTTATAGACTTCGCGCATTGCCTCGATATCCAGCCCGGCGTAGGCAACGAACCGCTGCCACTCTACCGGGTGCGTTTTGCTGGTTGCGCGGCGCAGCTTGCTGTTCTTCGGACGAGGTTTACAGAAGAGCTGGATCAGCGATTTGCCTTCTTTGTCCTTCGCCTTGTCCTGCGGAACACCCAGCACTTCGCAGAGCGCCCCCAGCGCGCCGGGCAGGCTGTGCGCCAGCGCCTGCACCATCGTGTCGCGCCAGCGCTCAACCGGCGGAGCCAGCCGGGGGTGGGTGTGGCGTAGCACCGTGCGGTCGAAGTGTGAATTGTGGAAATAAAGCAGGGTATCGGGATCGGTAAGGGCTTTAAATAGAGGGCCGGGGATTGGCTCGCCAGCAGTTAAATCCCAGACGTTAACCGGCTCGTTACCGATCGCCCAGGCGAACAGCATCACCTCGACGCTCTCCGCGTACGCGTGGGTACCGTTGGTAATCGGGATTTCGCAATAGGTTTCCAGGTCGCCCCAGAGAATGGTTTCAGACATTTTATTTTCTTCATGAAATAAAAAACCGCCTCTTGGCGGTTTTTTTATTGAGAGGAGATGTGGTGTGCTCAGTATGCTAAATAGTCATACAGGCATAATAACTTCCTGAAATCGGTATCACATCGACCTGCGTTGTCTTCAAGATATTTTTTAAGCTCACTAAGGGAGATATTATCTTCCATGACTGCATACATAATTCCTCCAATAACTTTCCAGTCTGCGAGATTGTTAGTTATGTCAGTAATTGATGTATAATTGTTTTCACAATCCCTAACATATCTTTTTAGATCATCTATAATCTTGTCTATTTGTCGTGATTTGTACTTATCTACATTGATAAGGTTTTCGCAAATTGAAGAAAAGGCAAAGATTGGAAACCTTTCTCTTGTTGATATTACTTGCTTATTTAGGAGCGAAATAAGTTGGGAGTTTGCTTCATCAACTATTTTAAAATAGTTTTGAATCATTTCAGTTTTGGTTTGAAACTCATATTTGACTGTTTTCTCGGACCCGACAGCCAACACCATATCCTCGTTTTTTAGTTCGTCGATATTTTCAGTGATGTTAACTTTTATTTCACCGCCACTTTTTATAGTATTCCATACTTTTTGAACTTTTCTGATATCCATTGCTGATACAGGTAGTACGAGTTTAGACAGCGCGTCGTATATGGCTGTGTAATTATCGGTTTTGATTTTATTTATTCTAATCGTTGCCATGCCTTCAATATCAATATCGTGTTCGGTTATCTCTATTGATTGATTGTCTGGCGCATACTCCACTAAAAGGAAGTTATCACGGATTTTTTTTGCTAGTGCAGTATTGACATTTACATAGGAAAAAATTGTCTTCAAGAGTGATTTTATATTGGAGTCACTAATGCTATAACCAATGAATATGATCGGGTTATGTATGAAAATAGATAATAACTGTGCACGAATTAATTCATATTTGTTATTGAAATTATCGTAGTCTTCACGTGTTATAATGATATTGTTAGAGTCACTGACGCAACCATGTATTTTATATACGGAGCCATAAGGATTGCTTAATAAAATATCGTTGCCAATTAGTGGGTTAAATTCAAAAAATTTTTCACACAATCTGTCGTAGTTCGTTGTAATTACAGAGCCTATATTTTTTCGTGCTCTAATCAATGCGTCAATTTCATTACTCTTTTCGGGTTTTATCATCAGAGGGGTCAGTAATTGAGTTAAATAGATTTTGAATCTGCTTAACTTTATACCTTCTTTCATGCTGTCATAAAATATGTCATTAATTTTTACAAACTTCCCTTTTCGGTCTTCGGCTAGTCGTTTGTTAAATTCTAACTCCAATTTACTTGCTAATAGATCATAGCTATACTCCCCATTTACCATAGATTCAGCTTTTAAATCATAGTAAAACTCTTCATTCTCAGTCAGTTCAAAGGATATAAACTCTAGAAGGCCATTCCAACTGAATGAGTTTTGAAGATATCTTAGGCTAAATCCAGTGCCGATGAAAAGCACTGGGTGATTTTTGTAATGCCCTACAAACTCTTGGATTTCCATACCAATTCTCAACGTTGACATTCATATACCTCATAGAATCAAATTTTGATAGAAAATTCCAATAGTCTTGTAAAAAAGCCCGACGCTCAGTCGGGCGTTTTTTTTGCTTTAAACTAGACCTTCGGCGTCTGCACCTTCGCTGATATCGTCAAAGTCGTCCGGTGTTGCCACACCGCCGCCAGCGAAAGCGTCACCATCGCGCAGGAACTGGACGCCGCTTAGTGATGCGTTGATGCGCTTACCAAAGTTGTTATCCTGCGCCCAGATATCCACCACGGCGTTAACGTAGCAGCCGGCATACGGGCGACCGTCGGCCTGAATCAGTGCGGTACGGTCGCGGTCGATAACAGTAGGGCGGGCTTTGTTCGCCGCATTCAGGAATAAATTACCCGGGAAGCCCTCATATTCGGCTTTCTCGTCTCCGTTGTGCAGGCAGAGATTGAGCTTTTTCTCCAGCTGGCCGTAGATGGTTTCCCACTTCTCGCCCCATTTCTCTTTCGCCACCTGTTTAAGCGTTTTGCGAACTTCTTCGAGTTGCGGGTGTTTCGGGTCCATCAGGAAGACCGCCGAGAAGCGCGGATCGCCTTCGCCGTTTACGGTTTTCGCTTCGAACAGAGCAGGGAAGGCCAGACGTACGTTATTGAGTTTCAATTTCATGGTGTTGTTCCTTAAATCAAATGAGGTCAGCGGCGATCGCATCTTCGGACACGTCGTCAAAATCGTTTACAGGGTTAACGTTGAGCGCGGGGCGCGGGTCGGATTCTGGCGCGATGGTGGGCTTACCATCAGAGCGGGTTATCAGCGCTTCGACTTTCGTCCAGCGGCGTGGGCTTTCTTTCTTCAACAGTTTTTCGGCCTGAGTCGGGCTTATCACCTTCTGGCTGTACATCTGATCCTGTTTCAGCCTGAAAGATTTCAGCAGCTCTTCGGCTTCAACTTCATCGCGCCATGCACGATTGCCCTGCTTACCGGTTACCAGCTTGAACCCCGATACCGGATGCCTGGTGGCCGAGATAAGCGAACTAAGGGGCCTTAACACTAAAGACCTCGAGTCTATTAAAGCATGGGTAACCAGAACGCATGATAAATGGGTACCAAAATTTAAAGAATTCACGACCATATTCGCTCGGCGAGGTATCCCCCTGGGCTCGTCTAACGAAGACGAGTTCCTTGCGGACAAGACCGGTAACCGCCGCTGGTTGCCGGTAGATGTTGTCGAAATGGTTAGTACCGATGCCATAGTCCGTGACAGAGAGCTGCTGTGGGCTGAAGCCCGCGAGACGTTTAAGCGCCTCGGCGGTATCCAGTTCCGCGATGCTGAACGCCTCGGCGCAAGCGTCCATGAGCAGTACACCATTAAGGACGCGTGGCTCGAGACGGTCGAGAAATGGCTCGAGACGCCCGACCTGATGACTAATGACATTCCGCGAAATTGCGAATTTTTACGCGCTAGCGACGTGTTGCGCGATGCAATTGGGTTAGATCCGCGCCACATCGGAAAACGCGAAGAAATGCGAATCAGTAATGTTTTGCAAAATTGCGGTTATAAGCGCGTTCAACGTCGTGTTGATGGAAAAATGACTCGTATCTTCGAGCCAGTGTAACAACCTGTACCAGCCTCAAAAAACAGGTTGGTACATTTTAACTAATTGAATTTAAAGGTCAGTACCAACTGTACCAACTGTACCAACCAAATACTTTATATGTGCGTGTGATTATATAGGCTGTTTTGGGAGTTTATATAAAAGGGTTGGTACAGGTTGGGTCAGGTTGGTACACATTAAATTTTACCAGTAGTAACTAAACACACGAAGCAAAAAGGAGATAACACGATGCAATTAGCTATTGATTTCGAACAAGGTGAACTGCTTTGCCCGCATTGCGGTGGGAATTACGTACACCACGGCGCTGTGGAGGTTTTTAACTGTAAGGAAGATGCCAACGAGGGGCTTCATGTTCGCATCGAAGGAGATTCGCTTACCGCAGACAGGAATTTAAAAGGTAACCCAAGCTCTAGGCGTCATGGATTACGAATTGCGCTTTGGTGTGAATCCTGCAAAGGAAACTCGTACCTTACGATTGCTCAGCATAAGGGGAATACGCTAATCGACGTCGCACCAGACAACAACGGCAAGGAGTAAAGACCATGCGCGCACGTCAAAAGCTAATAAAAACCGCTCTCTATGCTCGCGCGTGCGCGCGTTTTGCGAGGTGACCTATGCCAGTCGTCGTCACAGTTAAAACGGACTGGTTGCGAGTGGTGACCGATATCACTAACACCGGGATACCGCTGCAGGAACTGGCCACCGGGCTTGATGTTTCAAAGTCAGCGCTCATTGGCTGGAAGCAGGGAAGCAGCCCCAACCATCATACGGGGGAAGCGCTAATCGCTTTCTGGTGTGAAGTGACACATCGGCATCGTTCAGAACTTCCGGTGCAGGTCATCAGGCGTCGTTTTGTTCGCAGCGGAACCCGTAATTTTTGGCCGAAAGAACCAACGGCCCGCCGGTAATGAAAACTTGCAAAAACAGGGCGTTCACCGACTAAAAATGCTATGCAAAAACCGCCCTGTTTTATGCACGATTTATGCAGTCGATTTTCACACTTTCCCGCCAGCAAACCGCAACAAATAACCTCTTCAAGCTAAATCGGTAACGAGTGCCGATCGCGTGGTGCCGATAACGTACATTATGTTAAATCATGCCGTTTTTTAACAAATTATCCATTTGGTCAGGATTCCGACCAACACCCCCGCGCACACTCTAGGCTCCACGTTCCACAGGAGCCACCACAATGGCACGACAGAAGAAAACCATCGAGACTACCGGGGCAGGAGACAACGCAGCCGCAGGACGCCACCGGCGCAGCGCTGGCGGGCGTCGGCATTAGCGGCGAGCAGCTGGCGACCTCTGAAGCCCCAACGGTTGACCCCGAAGCAATCGCACTCGCGAACCGCAACGCCATTCTTGCAACCATCAACGAGCAGGGCGCCGCCATCATCGCGCGCTTTGAATCGCTGGGTTTCTCCGACCTTACCGACCAAAGCCTTACCGACAACCTCGACTTCCTCAACCTCGTACGCAAAGCCACTGAGGCCACCACCGGCAGCGCGGGCGCAACGGTGACGAACGAAGAGGGTAAACCGCAGCCGGTACGCGGCGCACCTGTATTAACCGAACACGGCTGGCACGTTCCGGGCTAAGGAGAATTTTATGTGTGGTAGTACACCAAAAGTTGTTCAGTCAGACCCGCAGGCTGAGGCCGACGAAGCAGCTGACGCTGCTGCGAAGGCCGCGAATGCCGACGCAGCAGCGCGCAAGAAGCGCAAGAAAGGCTCCTCGCTGCTGGCTAGCGGTGCTGAAGGTGCAACGGATACAGGTTCGTCCCTGCTGTCCACCGGCGCACAGGCAGCGAAAAACACCTTAGGGGCATAACCGATGGAAGAACTGGCCGTACGGCTGATTAAGCGTGTCGATTCTCTGAAAGCGGCCCGCCAGGTGCACGAAAGCGTCTGGCGGGAGTGCTACGACTACACCTACCCGCTGCGCGGTGCAGGGCTATCCGAAACGGTTCTCGATGCGCAGAGCGCAAAATCCAAAGTGGCGAAGCTGCTCGACGGCACGGCTACCGATAGCGCCCGTATGCTGGCATCTGCGCTCATGTCCGGCATGACCCCGGCAAACGCGCAGTGGCTGAATCTGGATAACGTCACCAGAACTATCGACGGCTGGTTATGTGGCGTGAAATGCCGAATCACCCGAACAGCCAGCGGCGATAACAACAACACCAAAACGGAGGTGTATACGCTGACGGCGCTGGAGGGTACCGGCGTGCGTTGTCTGCCTGGTTCGCTTTTCGTGCCGGATTATGCACTGCAGGATTATTCAGGCGTTGAAATGTGGATTGATGCAGGAATAAATGATTTTCGCTCAGGTACCGATGTAGATTTAACGGATGATGTTGAGGCAATTCGTGCAAATGTTGACGCGATGGTAGATTTCGCCGAACGAAGCGGGAGAAACATTATTTTGCTAAGTTTGACAGCGGATAACTATTCCACTGAATTTCTGGGCGGCATCCGGTATACGCGTATTTTGGAATTGAATAACCACTGGTCACAAAAATATCCAAATTATTACGCGCGTGGCAATGACGGCCTGGACCTGCGCGAAACGTTGGTTGCTAATTATAATCCTGCAATAGCCCAGGATGTTATCGATTACGGCCACGATATAACGCCTTTATCACTGCGCATTGATGACAGGCATCCTAACACTGTGGGCTACGGGATATACGCATCTGTGGCTTATGAGTTCCGACAGAGACGAGGTTATTAATATGGGTATTTTTGTTGTATCGGATGCGTCGCCAAAACAAAGCGGCAATAACCCCATGTATCTTGAAAAAGATTCAATTATTATCCGCAGCCAGACGCTTGGTCTTTTGGATTTCAGTAATGATCAGTGTTACTCAGCCGGTTCTCCGGTAGCTGCATATGCAAATATGAAAAATCTGGTGCATAACGGGTCGAATGCAACAAATGGCCCTGCGCCACGAGTACTGGAAGGGGGCATGCTGAAATTTGACGGCACCGAACCCAGCACCACCGATTATGCGCTGCTGCCAACAGATGAGTTTTCTTTACCCGCTGGATGTAAACGTGCGCTGGTTAGTGTTGCATTAAAACTGCCCGCGTCTGGTTATGGAACGCCAGCAGCCACACGTTACCCGATGTTCCTTGGCCGGATGAATAACACAGCCGCAGGAAACATTAATTTCGGCGTGTGGGGGATTGTCAGCACTGCCGGTGTGCTCACTTCTGTGCAGGGGGCTGCGATGGGCAGTGTTGCTGTTTCGGCTACGGCGCAACTCGCATTACTCACCAATGGAGGCGTACATGTTGTTTCCGTATATGCTGATGGCGAAACGACACCTGGTACGCTGATCACGCGTATTTATGTCGATAACATCCTGGTGGCTACGGCCACAAATAACGCATGGGATGGGGTTGTGCCAGAGCCTACTAATCTTCCGCGTATTGGTAGTTATCCTGCGACCATCCACAGTCCGTGGAACGGCATGAAGGTAGGCCGACCGATGGTGATGAACCTTACCGGGAAAGATACCGTTGCGACGGATATCATCTCTCAATCCGTAGAACTGGCTAAACAGTATCTGGTTTAAGGTGGTGAAATAATGGCTATTAAATATTTATCCAATCTCAAAATAGAGAACGAAATTGACGGATCCGTGACACATCTGTTTGATGTGGACGGCGTTATTTTCGGCGTTGTGGTATCCGGTGACGCTAAACAAGTGGTCGATAAAGATTACGCAGCTTCGAATGCTTATCAGGTTGCGGATTTCCCTCTTCCCGTTTCATAAGGTCAGGATTCCGACCTGATTAACGCCTTACCCTCGCTTCACTACACAGTGAACCCCGCGGGGGTAAGGCATGCGAATGAACAACCTTTCAGACGTAGCGGCAGGAGCCTCCTACGTCACATCTATTGGCAGCGGTGGTTACTGGCTGCTCCAGCTCCTCGATAAAGTCAGCCCCAGCCAGTGGGCGGCGATCGGCGTTCTTGCCAGTATCGTTTTCGGTCTGCTGACCTACTTCACCAACCTTTATTTCAAAATAAAAGATGACCGGCGAAAGGCGCGCGACTATGAGCAACAAAGCTAAGTTCAGCGCCGCGATGCTGGCGCTTCTGGCCGCTGGCGCGTCAGCGCCGGTGTTGATGGACCAGTTTCTGACTGAGAAAGAGGGGAGCAGTCTCACCGCCTATAAAGACGGCTCTGGCATCTGGACCATTTGCCGCGGGGCCACGCGTGTGGACGGTAGGCCCGTCATTCAAGGTATGCGGCTGACGCAGGCAAAGTGCGGCCAGGTTAACGCCATCGAGCGCGATAAGGCGCTGGCGTGGGTTGAAAAGAACGTGCACGTGCCGCTCACACCTCCGCAGAAAGTCGGCATTGCCAGTTTCTGCCCGTACAACATCGGGCCCGGTAAGTGCTTCCCCTCAACGTTCTACCGCAAGCTGAATGCCGGCGACCGTAAAGGGGCATGCGCTGAAATCCGCCGATGGGTATTCGACGGCGGCCGGGATTGCCGGTTAACGAAAGGACAGAAGAACGGCTGTTACGGGCAGGTTGAACGCCGGGATCAGGAAAGCGCGCTGACGTGCTGGGGGCTGTACGAATGAACGGAAAAACGAAACTGGTGATTGTGGGGGGAGTGCTGGCGGTGTGCGCCGGCATTTTCTGGGCGGGATATCTGAAGGGCTGGTACGCGCATTCTGAGCACGTAAACAGCCTGGCTAAAGAAAGGCTGCCGAAGCAGGAGAAGGCGGTAGCAGCTGGCGAGAAGAAGGCGGCGACGGCGAACGCTGAAGCCAAAGTGGTTTACCGTACCGTTTATCGTGATGTGGTGAAATATGTCAACGACCCGAATCATACTGTGTGCGAATTTGATCCTGCTGCTGTGCAGCTGCGCCAGCGAGCAATCGACGCGGCCAACACCATCCCCGGATTTGATGAACCAGCCGTGCAGAATAAGTGACGCTGGCGCCGATAGTGACGCCGATCTGCAGGCGGACACGCAGACGGCGGAATGCGTGCGCGAGCTGCGTACGAACATTTATCGTTGGCAATCGTGGTATCGCGCGACTGAATAGAAATACGAGTACATAAGTTAGTACATTAGCTAATGTTTTGTTTTTATAAGTATATTTAAATCAATGTATTACATTTTGATGTTAGTAGTCGTGGATATAGATCCGGGCTGGTTGACGCTATCTTGCATAGTCTGTTCATTATCCGTGGTGGCGTGCGACCGGTATGGTAAACGATTTGCCCGGTCATCAGAAGGGGCGCGGCAAGCAACTTCCTCTGCTGTGTCATATTTTCTTGCAATTAAACCCTGATATGAAACGCGAAGTTCCGTAAAAAGGACGGCGGATCTGTAAATCTAGAGGATATGCCGTTGAAAGGCCGTTTGTTTATTGCTGTATCTTTGCTCGCTTCGAGCGTTTCCTGCGCATTTGCCGTCGACTTACCTGCTACGGTCGCGCCGCCTTCCATTCAGGCTGGCTCCTGGGTGCTGATGGATTACACCACCGGTCAGGTCCTGACCGCGGGTAACGAACATCAGCAGCGCAATCCTGCCAGTCTGACCAAACTGATGACCGGCTACGTGGTCGACCGCGCCATCGACAGCCATCGTATCACCTTTGACGACATCGTCACCGTGGGTAAAGACGCCTGGGCGAAGGGCAACCCGGTGTTCGACGGGTCATCGCTGATGTTCTTAAAGCCAGGGGATCGCGTCAGCGTCCGCGACCTCAGCCGTGGGCTGATTGTCGACTCCGGTAACGACGCCTGCGTCGCGCTGGCCGACTATGTCGCTGGCGGCCAGCCGCAGTTTGTCGCCCTGATGAATCAGTATGTCGAAAAACTGCACCTGCGGGACACCCATTTCGAAACCGTCCACGGCCTCGACGCCCCGGGCCAGCACAGTTCGGCCTATGACCTCGCGGTGCTCTCGCGGGCGATTATTCATGGCGAACCAGACGTCTACCACATGTACAGCCAGAAAAGCCTGACGTGGAACGGGATCACCCAGCAAAACCGTAACGGTCTGCTGTGGGATAAAACCATGAACGTCGATGGCCTGAAAACCGGCCACACCTCGGGCGCCGGGTTCAACCTGATCGCCTCGGCGGTGGATGGCCAGCGCCGGCTGATCGCCGTGGTGATGGGGGCGGACAGTCCGAAAGGCCGCGAGCAGCAGGCCGCTAAACTGCTGCACTGGGGGCAGCAGAACTTCGACACCGTGCAGGTGCTGCAGAAGGGGCAGAAGGTCGGCACCGAGCGTATCTGGTACGGCGATAAAGAGCAGATTAAGCTCGGCACCGATCAGGATTTCTGGTTAGCCCTGCCGAAGGCGGAAGTGTCGCGCATTAAAGCGAAATATGTGCTGGATAAGAAGGATCTTGAGGCGCCGATCGCCGCCAATCAGCGGGTTGGCGAGATTTCACTGTATGACGGCGACAAGGTGGTGGGGCACTATCCGCTGGTCACCCTCGAAAGCATCAATAAAGGCGGAGTGTTCTCGCGAATGAGCGATTACCTGCATCACGAGCTGTAA